CTCCTCTTCCGACATAACTTAAGAATCTGATATCTGTGCTTCATAAATCTGGTGGCCTACCTTGGAAGCAAAGGGTTGGCTGTGGTGATGCAGCTTTTTTGGGAAGCTGCAAACCCGCTCCTCACAAGTAACAATTATTATAGGGGAAATACGGAGGCGTGAGTGGTCAAGTGATTCGCCTATAATAGATTGTCAAGGAACTACTTAAGGACTACACGCCGGCATTAAATACCGTGCCCCGCCAGTCGTAAGGACCGACCTTGTGCTCCATCGAAATGTCATGGTTGAAGACCTTATTGTCTTCGTTGAACCAGGTCTCGTTGGTCACTGCGCGGAACATGATGTCCTTGAGCGGAGAGAACATGCCGTCGACAATCTGCCATTGCGTGAGCGACGTAAGGAACGGGGACTGAACCAGTACCCACATACCTCCGTACCACACGTTAATGTTATTGTTTGCCGTACCAACCTCCCACTCTGAATCAATGTTCTGCTTAGCGCGCCGCATCTTTGCGGGATTCGCGATAAGGTAGTTCTTGCCACCGCCCATCGGCATCGGTTCCCCGATGTCGTCGAGCTGGTTTTGAAGAACCAGAATCATTGCTTCGATAGCGGACGGTGTGATATCGGAAGCGGTGACGATGTTCGATTGTGCCGCACCTCCCGGGACTTTCGTCGGGTGAGATGCTGACGCCAAAGGTTGACCGTCTCCATAGTCGAAGAGCTGCGGCAAGGTCACTGCGGCAAAAGCCGTATTGAACCGCTGCATCCGATGGCGGGCCTTGGTATTCTCGGCCGCAATCTGCGCTTTCGCGCTCTCATTCAACGCCTTCTGATATTTCGAATCACGACGCTCCGCTGCCTCTCGGGTCACCTGAATGCGGGCCGTAAACTTGAACGGCTCGACCCCGGTGATGAAAGACGGAACGTAATCCTTCGAAATAAAAGGCTGTGCTTCCTCGGTCGGCGACAATTCGCTGATGCCGGTTATCGGAATGGTCTCTACGCGTTGCTTGCCCGATGCGTTGATTTCTTCAAACAACGCGCCGGTCTTCGTTGAAGCATCAAGGTATACGTCCGAATTGTAGGCCAGCAACTGCTTTTCAGCCTGGTCGATGGTCAATGCGAACTCAGCCCGGACTCCACGCAACAATATATCAATGGACCTTATGGTTATCATGGATTATTAGGGGATTAAGGGTTATACATTGCTGCTTTCGCGAACTTACCTACGATGACGGTTGCTGCGGCGGTCGCCGGAGATTCCGTGTAGACGCCGAGACAGAAGACCTGCAACGGAGTGGTTTGACCCACGCCGTAAAGCTGGACCGATGCTTCGTCGACCCGACCCGCGTCCAAGAGGTTGTACCACGTGAATGCGAGACCCGAATATGCTTGCGTCGTACCTGCGGCGTTCTGCATATCGAACAAGAACTCCATGTCCTCCGTAATCGGAATGTACTGCGCGTAAATCTGCCCGCCTGAGACGAGGCCGGTATACGCTGCAGTCGTGTTGTTACTGGCGGTCGTAATGGACGAAGGAGTGGTCGTGCCGACCGAGGCGAGGCCTTGGCCGATGACCTGGTCCTGCGGACCAATGAAACCCGTAACGAGTCCGAGCGGAAACACTGCGACTGACGCGACCGCGGATGTTGCGTTTGTTACAACGGCTGCCGTGCCCGCGAGCGGGATGATGACATCCCCCACATGAACCGCTAACGTATTATCGAGCAACGCTTTACGCGTTGAGCCCGTATACACATCCTGAGCTAATCTAATCATTTGAAAGCTGTAATGTCTTTACTGTCGACCAGCCTTCAGACTTGAATGTTCCTACCAGCCGTTTTTAATCTTCAGCTTTTTATACACTTCAAGCGGCATCCCGACGCGTTGAGCGGCCTGGATGTCCATCTCATCGAGCGATGAATTATCGGAACGAGGTTCAGCGCCTACCCCCACGAACCCGGCGGACGACGCGATGCGGTCGTACTCCCCGGCATTTTCAGCCAGCTTGTCGGCCACCCGCTTCGCCTGCAGGAACTCCTGAGGATGTTGGGCGACAAATGTCGTCTCGAGGTCCTTATAAATAAGGTCCTGGTTCACGGCGCTCGAGTCGAACTTTTTGAAGTCTTCAAGGAACTGCTTCTGGTCCTCCGGCTTTACCTGGTACGTTTCGAAGAACTTCTTCGCTGCGGCGTCCAGATTCTCTGTCCGCAACTTTGTCTGAAAGGTGGAGTCTTCGTTCCTACGCGCCTCGCGATGCTCCTTCAGTTCCGTTTGGACCCGAGTGAGCTCCGTGTCGAGGGCAGCCTTCTGTTTCTCTTTTTCCTCGACCGCCGCTGTTGATTCGGCGAGCTGCGTCTGTTTTGCCTGGATATCTTTTTCTGTTGCCTCAAGCTTGGCAACCTTTTCTTCTATTTCCGTCATAGTAGTTAATTTAATTTATTCACCGACGCCCGTTTATGGCCGGCGACGCCTTGTTGGTTACTACCGGAATCTATCTCCAGCATACCACAATATCGGAACACATTCTGTGCATAACTCAAGTCGCCTTCTTCCCGAACTGGTCACGCACCTTCTTCGCGACCATCCGGGTCGACTTTGTCTTTTGCACTTTCTCCTTGCCGGTCGCCTTCTTTACCTTCGGCGCCTTCGGGTTTTTGACCGAACGGACCGTCGGCTTTTTGAATGCAATGCTTTTTTTACTTGCCATACTGGTTCTTATTTTTAGATTGTTTTGCCTTGCTGAATGCAATGGCGATTCTTTGCTTGTTCGCCTGCTTCGCCCCCTTCTTCTTCTTGGTCTTAGCGAGCACCTTGGGCGGATTTTTCTTGAGCTCCCTGAACGCCTGGTCCAGGCTCATTTTCTTTTTTGCCATTGTCTGTTTTGAACTTCCCGAGAAACTGCTCCAACGTGGCACGCGGCTTCTCGCTCAGTTTGATATCGACCTTTGGTTCGGCCTTCGTTCCCGTATCCATGGAGAGCGCCAGGCGATTTTCAAATATCTGACCCTCCACGAAGTCGCTCGACTTATCCTTTAAGGTCAGTGACTGCAAGAGCTTCATCTCGCGCCGTCGGAGATAGAGCGCGTAGTCCGGCGTGCTGTAAAATACTTTCTTAAGGATGAGTCCCGCTTCGACCTCGTCCGCCACCGTCGCGTGCTCCCTGCTCCACACCTCCCGCCACAAATCCCGCGTAGAGAAAAATCTCAAAATCCATTTCATAGTGATATTCGTTGCCGTGAGTTACGTTTCTTTGTGGCGCCGCGCTTCGACTTGTTTATTGTTTTGCGGCGCTGCATGGTCGTGCCAAATCTGCTGCGGACTCCTTTAAGGAGAGAATCAGTTGAGCGTGTGGTCATCATTGCTCGATACAGTTAAATGATTGTAAGCATCCGCACCTCATACAAAAATAGTAATGTTCGTTAGGAGGGCCTCCCACGTTAACATCAGAGAACCGATGACCGAAGAAGAAACAGAAAATAGTTTTCATTTAGAATTTGCGTAATACCGACGACCCCGTTTTCTTTGCCATCGAAGCGGCCGGCCCTCCCGCTCCGAACGCTGCGCCCCGTAAGCTCTGGTTATAATTTCCCACCGCCGTGCCGGGACCGGCGCCCGCGCCTATCCCTCCCGTCCCACCGGGAGCTCCAGGCGCCGCACCGCCAGGAGCTGCAGGTTGAACTGGATTACCATTCTCATCGAGCTGTTGCGGAACCACCTTCGGAGGAAGACCGAAGCGGTCGTTCTCGTAATCGTTCTCCACTTTGTCGTCCACGATGTCCGACAGATTTTCGCCGAACTTCTCGACCAAACGGTAGAGCATCTTCTTCGGAGACAAGAGGCCGGTCTGCCCGAACAGCTTCATCACCGTCGTGATGTAGTCGAGATACAGCGCGCGCTCCGTCTCCGGAGACGATTCCTGCTCGAAGGTTATCTTGATGTCGAAATTGATTTTGCGTAATGAGTCGGGCGTCACCTCGATGATGTCGACGCGCTCCTTCCTCATAATGGAGCGGAGATACGATTCCTTCTTCAGCTCGTCGCCCGACTGCGGATGCGCCGTGATTCTAATCTCGTGGTTACCCATCCCGCCGCCGTAGAGCTTCAGTTCCGCCAAACTTAATACCTTATTGAACTTCCGTTCGCCCAGGACCTGCTCCGTCTTCTCGGAGGTATAGAACTGAATCATGTTCTTGATGGTGAGCCACGCCTTCTGCTCCAAGAGGTCCTGATAGAAAAGATAATAGAGTCCGGCGGCTTCCTGCTTCTGCTGGGACTCCTGCGCGTTCTCGGTCGCCGACTTCGGCTGCGAGCTCGGGCTCGCGTTGCCTGCTCCGCCCGAACCGGTCCGCATAAGGATTCCATTCAAGGCGTTCAATGCGTTCCAATAAGAAGAGGACGCGCCCTGCACCGACATCTCCTTGAACTGATTCACGTCGGCCTGCACTTGGTAGATTCTTCCCGGCTTGAACTCGAGGCCCAGTTCCATGCTGGGGTCGTTCGTAATGATAGGGGCGGTGACGGAACGGATTTCGCGTTCGAGCAAGAGTTCCCACATCATGTTCAAGGCCTCCTGCGGGGACTTGACCTTCTGCGCCAGCGGCATCCCGTAAAAGAAATTGGCGTCTATCGGTTCGAAGATAGACTTGCTGAACGGTAACTTCTTATGGTTCCACGGCAAGGGGGCAACCTCCTGAGCGTCGCCCTCGCCGATGGGATTCAGTAAGACTCCATTCGCGATTATCGCGTACTGGTCCTTCGCTTTGTTGAAATACTTGAGGACCTCCACGAAGTCGGAGCCCATCACGTCATAGGAAAGAAAATCCGCGAAGATGCTTGAGTCCGCAAACTGAGAACCCGGAACGACGGTGTTCGAGTTCGAATATCCCTTGAACGCGTTCTTGAAATCGTGCCACTTGATAAGAGTCCTCCAGAGGAGTTCGTCCTGCGCCTGAATATCCGGTTCCCAAATCTTCGGCATGTACAAATCCTCCAGATTCACAATCACATCCTCCACATCCGATTCATCGAGCGTGTCCTCCTTATATTCCGTCTTCCCCGTCGCGGGGTCGTGCATCGTTATGTTCTTAACTTTTCTGATGTTCGAATTGTACGCGGTGAATACGACGACGGTTCCGTTCACGATGTTATAAAGGAACTGCCAGAAGTTCGAAATCTTCCGGTTGCTGCCCCTGCGCCAGTATTCAAACAAATCGTTCAGCACGGTCGACGTCACTAAATCAAAACCCTTCACTCCTTCGAAGTGGGGCTTCATCTTCAGGTTCGCAATCTTCGAAAGTATCTGAATGATTTGATTGCGCGTTTCAGGGAAGAAGAACTGCGGCGTGTCGACATCAAACGAGAGGGGAATGTATCCCCAGAACTTCTGTCGCGCGTCATTCAAATAATCCAGGAACGTCTGCTGGCTATATTGTTTGTAGGGCTGGTCCCTCAGGGACCGCCACCGAATCAACTTGTCATACACGCCGTAGATGAACTTCAATATCTCTTCGGGCGGCTTGTACGTCTCTTCCAAAAATACTTTCTTCTCAACCTGCTTGTTGGTTTCGTTACCGGTTATGATTGGCATTTATAATAGTTTACCCGATTTTTTATTCACCATCTTCATCGCGATTCGCATCCTGTCCTGGAACTCGGGGTGCTGCTTGACATAGTCAAGCGCCGACCAGCACCTCTTCAAATGTTCCTCCATCGACGTCGCGTCCAGATTGAATTCATCGAGCATCAATTTGTATATGATGAATCCATTATACCAGAACGCGATGCACTGCGTGTGGGGATAGAACACGGCGCCGAGGTCGGGCGACAGTTTGCTGAAGTTCCGCACGATATGGCGGACGAAGACCTTGTCGTACTGCGTGTCGAGCTTCTTCGAAGCGAAGGTCTCCGCGGCCGTGGGAAGGGACGGCGGTTCCATCTTCAAAGGTTTGCCGGACGAATCAAGAATCATGTCCCTATATTAAAAATGTCGACCTGACTTCCCAGTATGTTCCCGCCCGCCTTCTTCGCGCAGTCATAGCACGTGACCGCGCGGATGGTCTGGTGCTCCGTGCCGATACTGAAGAGGTCGACGATTAAGGAGCGCCCGCAGACCTGGCAGCAGAACACTTCCTGCCGGTGGGCCGCGGTCGGCACATTGCTGTCCGCGTTATGGCACTCGCAGTTGCAGAAAGAGACCGAGCTCTGACCGGTATGATTCAGGACACAGACTATGCAAAGATTAACC